AAGAGAAATCATCTTTTAACTTGCTGGATATTGATAGGAGATTCTATCAATATCTTCCAAAGAATCTTAAACGTGCATTAAGTACAGATAGCAAATCACAAATGCAGTTTGCTTCTAATGGAACCAATCTACTTGCAATGACTGTTAAAGCAGATTCACAAGATAGAGGTTGGACTCTTAATACTGCACATCTTTCAGAGTTTGCGTTCTATGACAATGCTGAAGTTTATCTTGCTTCGCTTATTGCTTCAATCAATGAAGGTCGAATCATTATTGAAAGCACACCAAACTTCCACGGTGATGCTCTCCACGAAATCATCAAGGAGAGCGGCTACGACAAACGCTGGGACATTATGTTTATGCCTTGGTCCTCTTTCCCATCCTATCGCTCCAACGACCTCGTAGAGCCTAATGAAGAGGAACTAGAGCTTATGCAATCCTACGATCTAGATATCGAACAGATTAGCTGGCGCAGGCATAAGATTGCAGAGATGAAATCTGAAACTTTATTCCGCAAAGAATATCCGCTAACAATCAATGATGCTTGGACGCTTGACGAAAAATCTTATTTCTCATCAAAAGATTTGCAATACATTGAAGCTCTACCATACAGCGGTGGGTATGAAGTTTTCACTCCACCTGTTTATGGACAAACCTATGCTATCGGAGTCGATCCAGCAGGAGGCGTAGGTGGTGATAATTCTGTTGCAACAGTTATTAATAAACTTGATAATGTTATCGCTGCTAAGATTTCTTCCAACAAAAAGTCAATCAATCAATTTGCATTAGAAGTTATTGACTTAGCAAAGCATTACAATAACGCAATGATCTTATTTGAAAGAAATAACCAAGGACACGGATTCGAACAAGTTCTTTTGAACTTCAAATATCCTAACTATCAAGCTTGGGATACTACGATGAAAACCAAGATTACATTACTTGACCAGTTGAAATCTTGGGTTCAAGAAGGTATGATACAATATCTGGATGAAATGACTCTTTCTGAAATGAGGATGCTTCAAAACTCAGAGAATGGATTGGCTCCTAAGCATCCACAAGGAATGCACGATGACTCTGTTATCTCATATGCCTTGGCTATTGAATGTTTAAAATATGTGAAAGTTCCAGAAGATCCCCATTCGTTATTGATGAAGAAGATTGCAACAAGAGCGATAGCAGGCCAAAGACATATAACCAATCCATTACAAGCACTTCGGAGATAATAGATGCCCAAACTAAATTTGACTGATATTAGCGAAATCGTTGGAAGTCATTGTGCTTATTGGGATGAAAACCATAACACGATGAACTCTCTTACCAAGATGCTAAAGCAAGAACTATTTCACGACCAATCTTATTTAGCTCTTTATAATCGCAATGACGTAATCATAGAACCAGCAGCCGCTAACGCAGTTATTGAGGGCTATATGTCTTCGCTTTACCCAAAGGCTCCTGCTGTTATCGTTGGTCCAGATGCAAAGCAACAAGGCAATCCAGAGATTGTTGAAGGTGTTGTTAATCGTTTTCTCTATGATCAAAGCGATATTATCCAACGTGCTATGGAAAATGCTCTCGTTTATCCCTTCTCATTCCTCAAACTTTCTTTGCTACAAGAAGCAGATTCCGTTATTGATCAAGTTCAAATGCGTCCTGTTTTTCCTTGGGATGTTATAGTTGATTTTGATGCTGATACATTTGAAGCTTCACGCTTTGTTGGTCATCGCTACTGGCTTCCAGTAACCGAAGCAAAAGCTCGCTTCCCAGGTATTAAGTTTAAGTCAGAGTTGAAGCGTTCTTACCTACGCACAACTGAGCAGAAACCAGAGAAGGGAGTTCCATCAGGAAATACATCAGGCATTCTATCTTATGTTGAGGTCTATGAGATCTATGACTTTATGAATGACAATCTTATTTTCTGGTCTGATAATGCTGAACGCGAGAATAAGATTCTGGAAAGAATAGATCCAATTCCATTTCGTAAGTATAATGGCCGTCCTCTTTCTCCACTCGTACCTATTTATTTTAATCAAGCTATTGATGTTCCATTACAAGGTTCTTCTGCTTTACGCCGTGTTTATGATAGTATTGTTGAGCTTATCAATCTAAGAACTGTCTGGGCAAACGGAATCAGGAAGGAAGCTAGACAGATGATTGCTCGTAAGGGCGCTCTTGACGAAGAAGCAAAAGCCATTTATGCTGAGAATAGAGATGGTGCAATCCTTGAAGTTGAACTAATGCCAAACGAATCTTTAGCAGGCGTTGTACAAAATATTCCAATTGCTACACTTTCACCGGACTTTTCAGTTTATGAGAGCCTAATTAGTCAAGATATATCTACTGGCTCAATGCTTGGTGGATTTACCAGAGGAAACTTCTCAGCATCAGCATCAGCAACAGAGATTGCTGCAATCACTCAATATACAAGTTCTTCGCTGGGCAAGCTGGCAAGGGTTAGAGATAGAGCGATTGAATATTTATCAGAAGTTTATGCATCTATGATTGCATTTCTGCTATTAACTAATGATAAGGATAAGGAGACAGTTACTTTCAATGGTAAGGTTATGACCATCGAAGCAGCCGACTTTATCGGTAAGTTTAAATTCTCAGCAGCAGACCAAGCAAGTACGCCTATTTCTGCGGCTCTAAAGAGACAAACAGTTTCAGCTATGTTGCCTGCTCTACAAGGTCTTGGTGTCCCACAGGAAGAATTGCTAGATTATGTCATTCGTGTTTTCGATCTACCCCCATCGTTCAAACCCGAAGCTACTCAAGCACCACAGGCGGCATCAGGACCAATAGCAGGCGGCGGAGTTGCACGGCCAAATCCAGAAGCAGGAACCGGACCAACACCAGGTCCATTGCCAATAGGAGGCGGCTCAGTAGCTTCAACCATTAGGCAAGCAGCAGGCGAGTAATGGCTAAAGGCAAATACTCACACATTGATTTTAAACCACCAGCAGGCGTTCGCGCTGCTGCCAAAAGGGGTTTGGAGTTTCGTAAGAAAGCCGCTCCTTCGCGTAAGGGTGGATTAGATGTGAAAGAAGCCAGCAAAGCAGGAATTGGTTCTGGCGTTCAAAGAGCTTCTGACTTGTCTAATGGTTCTGAAATGTCTCCAGATGTTGTGCGTAGAATGCACGCTTTCTTCAGCAGACACGAAAAGAATAAAGCGATAGATCCTCAATACAAGGGAACTCCCTGGAATGATAAAGGTTATGTTGCTTGGTTGTTATGGGGTGGTGATGCTGGTCAAGCTTGGGCCTCTAAGTTAGTGAAACAAATGAATGCTGCTGATGAAGCAGACCACCTAAAGTGAGATCATAAATGCCAATGTATGAGTTTTATGTTTTAGATGATGAAGGAAGAAGAACTGGTGAGATCATTGAAGAAATCTTTAAACACTCTGATGTTCCAAATATGATCCGTTCTTCCTCTGGAAGATGGGCTGCTCGTAAGTTAGTTTCAGTAATAGCAAAGCCCGCTAAAACAGATACTTCTGTTTATGGTGTTAATGGAACATTTAATCGTGGATTAAATGAAGTAATATATTCTAACAAGCACTATGATGAAGTTTGCCAACGTAAAGGTCTTATTCCTGAATCACAGTTTTCTAACCGCCATATATTTGAAGATCTATGCGAAAAGAAAGCTAAACACGATGCGAAGGAAGAAGCAGAGTACCATCGCTGGGAAGATGTTATGGCGAAAGAAGGTGTTCATACAGCTATTGAGGGCACCAAAGATTACACCGAAAGGTGGGAACGTGTTTGGGATGAAATGCTTCCAGCACACGAAGTTTTAGATAACTCAATTACTATTTCAACAGGAGTATAATATGCCAGAAAATATGATGGGTGGTATTGACCCAGAAAAACTCAAGTCAGTTTTAGATGCACAAGACACCGCCCGTGATGCCATTATTGCTGGTCAATCACCTGTTGGTCGTTTCTCAAAACCAAGAATGGATGGAGTAGGAAGGCTTCTTACTAAAGTTCTTGGTCTTATCAAATCACCACAAGTAATCCAACCAAGTGAAGTTGCAACAAGTGGAAAGCCATTTCCCCTTCCAGTTGATCTGGTTAAAGGATTGACAGTTGTAAAATCTATGATAGATAAATACAACGAACTAAATCAAGATATGCCTCTAAAATCATTTGAGATTACAGGTATGACTTCTGATGCCGACCTAGCCCTAGTCGGTATGGCTATCGAAGAACTTTTAAAATCCAGAGAGTTTAAGGACTTCTTGAAACAGAATGCTCCTGAAGGCGAGATGGAAGTTGAAATGTCTTTTGGTAAGGAAGAAGGCCCAGGAATGGGTATGGAAAAAATGGGTACAACAAATCCAGAAACAGAACTTTCTATGTTATCATAAGGAGATAATAAATGTTTGATAGTACAGAGGGAACTGGCGAACCCGCCAACAATCCCGTAGCAGAAACCCACGTATCACAAGAGATTGACCTAGATAAACTTATTGACGAAACATTTTCAGCCCCAGAGTTTGAAGCTCAAGAGCCACATAAGGGAGTTGATTTTAAAAGAGTTGTAGAGGAATTACCACCAGATGCTCGTAAATTGGTTCATAATCTACGCGAAGATTACCGCAAGAAAACAACTACCCTTTCTCAGAAAGCCAGAGAACTTGAAACCAGAGAACAAGTCCTACTATCACAAGCTACCCAAGAGAAGTTAGCAGCACTCTCACATATTCCAGAAGATATCGATCTTTATGATCCTGCTGGATTACAACGTTACATCGAAGCAAAAGCTGCTGAGCAGTTGCAATCTATATTAGAGCCAGCAAGAGAAGAACTTCGCAGGCAAACTAGACAGCAACAAGTTGATTTGTTCAAGGCTGATAAACCTGACTTTGATAGTTTAAAAGTTAAAATGGCGGAAGCAATCAAAACTGGAAAAGTTTCTACAGTCGAAGATGCTTACCACTATATCAAAGGCATTTCAGCACAAGACGAAATTCGCAAGCGTGAAGCAGAGCTTGAATCTTACAAGCGCGCAACACGCGAAGCAGGTTTAAAAGTGGCATCAGGAATAAATTCTGCTCCTGCCAAGCCAGCTTTTAAATCCGCTTATGAAGCTTATCTCTACGAAAAGAATCGCAGAGCTAAGTGAAATAAGCAACAATGTTATGCCGTTAGAACTTACCTCTCTTATCCAGCAGTCCGGGGATAATGACGTAAATACTCTGAAAGCATAGCTCTGATCGCGGACACTAAACCACTACATTATAAGGAGATTCCCTATGCCAATTACTTTTACAGGGATCACTAACGATCTGCTCTCAAGCACAATCTATAATATCCACGATCAGATCGTAGATGGTCTATTCCAAACCTCACCCTTCCTCTCAGTTTCTAAGAAACTCGGCAAGATCAAGTACCACGATGGTTCTTTCAAGCTCGTAGTTCCAATCGAAACACAAGAGCAAACCACAAGCACCCGTATCACAACTGGTTGGGAGCCTGTCAATATGGCCGTTCAAGAGATCAGCCAGCAAGCACAATACGACTACGCTCGCGTTGTTCGCCCAGTCCTTATCTCTGGTAAGGAAGAGGCCAGCAACCGTGGCGAGAAAGCCGTCATCAATCTTGCTGAAGCTCGTCACAAGGCTGCTATCTCGGCTCTTATGCGCGAACTCAATCGCCAGATCGTTCAGGGCGGTGTTACTGCTTTCACAGGCGTAACCTCTCTCAATGGTAACACCAGCTATGGTGGTTCAACTGACGGCTTCCTAGAAGCAGCAGCACCAAACATTGTTGGTCAAGCAGCTACACAAACCAATACCGTTGGTGGTCTAGCCAAGGGCACAGTCCCAGGTCTAAACAATCAATTCGTTAATGGTAACCCAAGCGGTGCTGGTACTGTTGCCGACATCCTCAAGAACCTTTACACACTTGAAGCACAAGCCTCTACCCTTCTACCTGCCGGTGGTGATGGTGGTCGCTTCCACTTGACACTTGCTTCAATGAAGGCTTACGCTGCTTACCGTAACGCCCTCTTTGCAAACGAGCGTTTCATTGATGCTAAGTCACTTGACGCTGCTGGCGTTCAGAGCCTTGCCTTCTCCTCTGGTGTAATGATGCCAGATCGCGATATTGGTTTCGGCCAAACCAGCACTTCTGTTGAGAACGATTTTATGCTTCTCAACCTTGATGGCATCTTCCTTGATGTCCTCAATGGTGCTGACTTTGCCTTTACCGGCTTTATGGATTACCCTGGCTATGATGGTAGATATGGTCAGATCGTATGGCAAGGCGGTCTATGCGCCGGTCATATCGGTTCGTCCGCACTTTACATCAACGCAACCTGATAATCCTGGCCCACTTGCATAAGTGAGTGGGCCTTCCACCAAAATTAAATAAGGAGAAAACAAATGGCTACTTCAAGAAGTATTCAATATCTCGGATCCGATGGATCTGGTGTTATTAGCGACGGAGATCTTTCAAGCCGTCGTCAAGTTGAGGTCTTCCTAGCTGGTGCTGCTATTACAGCCGGTGAGTGGGTTGTCCTTGATACAAGCAAGACCGCTGATCTTCAATGTGTCTATGTTATCAAGGCCCCTGGTTCATCTACTGTTAGCGCAGGAGTTATGGGTGTTGCTCTAGCTGATGCTGCCTCTGGCGCACAGGTTCAAGTTGTCGTTCGCGGCTATGCTGCTAGCGCCAAGGTCAATACTTCTACTGCACAAGGTAATGCCTTGTTCTGCGGTGGAACTGCTGCCGGTACTGCTGAACCTTACAGCCAAGCAACTGCTACAGTCGCACCTTGCGCTATTGCGCTTGACGACGACACCGCTGGTGTTGCCCCCGTTTATGTCTGCGGTCAGTTCTGATCGTTGTTTCTGGCTGGGTGAGAGCAATCTCACCTGGCCTTTTTCAAAGGAGCTAAGATGTATTTAGGCGAGATTATAAGTCGTGTTCAGTCGCAAGCAGATTTTGCTCCGATCAACACACCAGGCTTTCAGAAATATCTGACTGACACGATCAATGATGCTTACCAAGACCTTTGGTATAGCAGAACTTGGACATTCAACACTAAGACCCACGATCTACCCGTTTATCCAGACATAGACGCTAGAGATGCTGGTCTATTATTCGCTTCAGAGCAGGACTCTGTAGGCGCACCATTACAAACTTCTATTGGTTCTACTGTTTTCGATATCACTTATGATGAAACAACTGTGAAGTTCTATTCTCAGACCGATCCAAGATTCGTAGAGCAACTACACGGCGCTTATCTATGTGTAGAAGGACGCGATTACAAGATCGTAGATACGCAAATCACAGATAATGGTTCTGACTGGACCCTTCGCTTCTTTGTTGATGAACCATTTAGAGGCGACTATCTTATCGGAACAACTGTTGAGTTCCAAGATTGGTCTATCAAGTTTAGAACCTACAAACTACCAGAAGATTGCACAGAGATTATGGATGTGTCTTGGTCTAATCTTCGTGATGTAGGTGGGTTAAGACAGGGACAAGCTTTCTCACTTCCAGCACGAAACGCAAATGATCTTGCTATCAACTGGCAGCTAACAGCAGCAAAGCCTTACGCTTATATTCCTGGCTCTGCTACGTTTATGTGGGATACTTACGAATCGTTTTCGGTTACAGAAACAACTGGTGTTAGTGGTACTTACTTCTCAACTGAAACGATTTACTTTGGATTTGAGGATGTGGATATCGCTACTGGCGCACCAGCAGGTATCGTAAATACTGTCACATTTACTCCATCTGCTAATAACGTTCAAAGCATTACCTTTACAGATGACAGACACATTCACGTTGGCGTCTATCGTAGAATCCTTCTTGGTGTAAAGAGGACTGTGAATGATCCTATCAAGTGGGTCATCTTTAGAAACAACCCTCCAACGTCTTTGGCACAAGAACTATCACCAACAAACTGCTGGCGTTATCCAGAAACTTCTATCACTCTAACAGCAACAAGCTTCTATGAGTTTGTTGGAACCAATAGCAATTTGGCTGGTTGGAGAGATAACCGCACGATCAACTACATTGGTCCTTCTAGCCGTAAGAACATTACGTTCTATCCAAGGCTCTCAACAAAGGACATTGATGCTAAGTATCTAGAGAACAAAATCTGGACGACTTTCTATGAAGCTTCAGTCGCTAGTGTTCGCTATCTTTACAAGTGTGTTCCACTTGCAGATAAGTTTGATTCTCCTCAGTTGCCTGCCGAATACCATAATCTCTTAGTATTCAAAGCCCTAGAATCAGTTGCTCTAAAGTTTGATAAGGGAGGAACTGCTTCTTACTACGCTCGTAAGTATGATGCGATGCTTAAGAATATGATGACACGTTATGCTTCTGAGCGAAACACCATCGCAACGAAATCAAATTCAATGGGAGTTAGTCGTGGATTTATGTGGCGGAATGGGACGATCAACTACACACCGTAGTGGGATCTACAAGATTACAATTGGTCCTTGGTTTTACTACGGGCAAACAAACAACTTCAAGCGTAGAAGGAAAGAGCATCTAGGAGATCTGAGAGGAAGTAAGCACGATAATGCTATTCTTCAGAAAGCGTGGAACAAGTATCAAACATTTTATTTTGAAGAATGCGCTTATGAAAGTGATCCAGAACTACTCACAGAGTTAGAACAACTTATTATTGATGAAGCATTTGAAAAGCCTAACTGCGCTAACTTGAATCGTAATGCTGATAAGCCACCAAATCCAGCAACTTATGGTTTTCAAGGCAAGAAACATAGCGATGAAACCAAAGCAAAGATGAGTGCTTCTGGTAGAGGTTTGAAGAAACGGCCACTTAGCGAAGAGCATAAAGCAAAGTTGTCTGCTGCTCGCTTGGGAAAGAAACGCAACGAACAAACTAAGGCAAAGATTTCCGCTGCCAATAAAGGCAAACCAAAGAGCGAAGAGCATAAAGCAAAGATTTCTGCGGTTCAAAAAGGCGTGAATAGGAAACCACAGACACCAGAACACATTGCCAAAAGAGCTGAGGCTGTGAAAGCCTACTATCAACGAATAAGGAGCGAGCGTGAGAATCAATGAAATAAGCCCCCGCGGCATTGACACAGCACCTCTAGGACTTCCAGAAGGGGGAGCAGAGGACGTGGTGAATCTCAGGTTCGATCTTCTACTAAAAGCTTGGACCGCTGATCGTGATCTGATTCCATTATTAGATCCAGATGCAGGCGATTGGTCCCCAGATGCAGATGTCTGGTCCGTATTCTCTTATCGTCCTCTTGGAACTTACAAAGAACATATTCTCTTTGAAGAGGATGATGGTGCTGGAACTCTTACACTTAAAGTTCTTATCGGACAAACAACCCACACTCTAAAGACAGGCAGACATAAGCCATTAGCTAATGAGCCAACAACTCGTTACGTTCCTTATGGCGACACGATCTTTATCTTCAATGGCTATGACACACCGCTTGTTTATTTCGGAAGTCGTTATGTCCGTGAAGTTTTCAATAACAGACCTTCCGCTCCAAAAATCTCAACACCACAGCAAGCAAACGCTGATTGGGGTCCAGAACAAACTGGTCTTTTCGTAAGAGAAACTAGGACTTCTGCTGGTTATATCTCGCAGTTCTCTGAAGGTTCTGGTTATGGTCTAGGCATTGGTGCTATTGCTTTGCCTTACTATGACGGCTCAAACCAGAACTTCTACGCAGAACAAGTTCCTTGCACTTACGAATGGGTTGTCTCGTTTATCACAGACACAGGTTCAGAATCTTCTTTCTCTCCACGTTCAACCCGTGCTTCTTGGTTAGGCTCTGGCTTTACTTACGAAGACGAAGAATCGCCTAAGACAAATGCAAAGGTTCTAACTGCTCGTTATGGTGTTGAACTAACAGGCATTCCACTTGGTCCTCCTGGCACACTCAAACGTCGTGTCTATCGCACAAAGAACCAAGGTGGAACAACTATTTCTGGTAACTCCGTTGGTGGTGCTGGCTCTGATCTTTACTATGCATTTGAAATTCCAGATAATACAATCATTCGCGCTACTGATTGTTTGCCAGATACACAGTTAGGATCTGAAGCTCTTGTTGGTTTTGAGAGACAACCATTTCCATTAGGTTCTATTGCAGCAACTTATGCTGGTCGTCTTGTTGTTACAGGAATCAAGGATGAACCAGGCATCATCTATGTTTCAGAAACTAATCAACCTGAATCTTTCTCTGCCAAAAATATCTATGCTATTTCTACTGGTGAAGGCGGCGACATTACCGCTCTTTATCCTTACAACAATCTACTCCTCATCTTTAGAGAGTTCTCTATTGATGCTCTCCTACAAACACAAGCAGGCTTTCAGATTGTTCCGATTATCAGAAATGTGGGAACGGTTTCACCCCATTCTATCAAGAGCATTCAGGGTTATGGCACGATGCTTCTTGGAGCAGATAGATCGTTTTATCTAATCTCTGGTAACT